CCTTCATCGCAACGCTCCCTAGCTTCGCATTGGCAAACGATTCTAACACGGGATCGTCACGACTCCGCTTGCAAAACCAGCTTCCAGCGCACGCCGCGACCGTTCCCGATCTTCTCGACGGTGCCAGCCTTCCGCAGATCGTGCAGCGATACGAGAATGCGGCGCGTGAAGTCGGTTCGCTGCTTGCGATCCGCTTCCGGGTCTAGACCCTTCTCCCGCATCGCTCGCACGGTCACGTCGTCGGCACGGATCGTGCCCAACTCCCGCAACAGGTCATAGCAGCGTCGAGTAATCTCGTTGCGCCCGAAGAATGCGGAGCGCACTGGCATCCGACCCTTGGTCGGTATGTCTGACGGTTCCTCGCCGTAGAGCTTCAAGACCATATCGACGTGAAACAGATCGGCCTGGAGCTTGTCTAGCTGGCGGCGCAGATCAACGATCTGGCCGGCAAGCGCAGACCGCTTCTGCCGCAAACCTGGCAGGGAAATCCTCCGCACAGGACATCGGGAACAATTACGTCTGCCTGGAGTTTGGTATTTGCGAGTTTCGTGATGTCTTCATATTGTTTTACCTCAGGCCAATGCTTTGCCAGCACGCGACGGCAGAATGGCTCAATCTCGCAGAACGCAATTGTTTTGAAACCTCCCGTTCTTTCCAATCCCAGCGAGAAGCCGCCGATCCCGCTGAAAAGATCGAGAACTTTCAGCATGGACGATAAATACGCAGCGTGCGTCCATTGGTTTTCTGTTCGTCGAGCCTGATTTGATCGCCCTCCATAAGATCACGCAGGATTTCCATTCGCCGCCGTCCATCGAGAGATTGCGTCCTGCGCGTGATGTCGTTCTGCGTGATACCGGATTTCCCGCTTCCGGCGATAATGCTCAGAACTTTCTTCAGTTCCGTCTCTTTGTCGTTCTCGCTGACATGCTTGTCCACGCCCTCGGTCATCGCTTTGATGCAGAAATTGACGATGGTTTCGGCCCACTCGACATCGGCGATATTGATTTCGGGATTGGCGGGTTCGCGCGAGATTGCGCAGGTGAGGGCAACGCGGATAATGTTCTCGTGCCAGCGCGCCAAGATCGCGCCGTGCCCGTTGCCGATCGCCTCGCGCCGCTTGGCGAAAACATCATCGGCGAGTTCCTCGATCCGATCGTTTGCCGAATTGGTATAAAGAACCATATGAGGGCACGGATCGACACTCGGTCCCTCTCCCAAGGCCGGCGGTTGCCACGCGGCGGCCCCGCGCACTATCGAGTTGGAGAAATCTAAAAGATCATCTCCAATCGCAGTAATGTCACGCGGCGCCCGGTTACGCTCAGGAACCGGATCGTCCGTAGGAAACAATAACCATCGAGCCAAACTGCCGTCATCGGCTGATCCTCCGCGCAAGGCATCCCAGAAATGCTTTGGCACTGTGGTCGCGTGCATGACGCAGCAGGGTTGCATGATATCTTTTCGCGGATTGTCCTGCTGGTTGGCATATTCCCCTCCTGCGAATGGGCGATGGGCGGATGTCGAAAGCTCGGTCAGATTGTCCCATATCTCCGCAACGAATTTGGAACTCATGCGCGGATTGGTGACGTGTTTCAAGAAGCGCCCGAACTCGTCGATCTGGAACAACGACGAGGGCGATCGATAGAGAGCGGTCAACAATCCCGAGCCGGATACCAGCTTGTTGCCGCCGATAAAACGCGAAAGACCAGCCTGTAGAAAAAGGGTCGTGATAACGCCGCGCGCGTGGTCTTTGCCGGCTCCGCTTTCGCCGATGGCGCAGATGTAGAGGTTGGTTCGCACATTAGTCATGCTCCTGTAGCGCCGTCCGGCAAGCACGCCGACCGCGGCGAGGGCGGCACCGACCGCGAAGATCGGTTGCGGATGAATGGCGGAAGCCAACGTGTGTTCGACAAATTCGCTGATGAAACCCTGCGGAAGCTGCTTGCGAAAAGCATCGGGAACAAATATGTTTTCCTCGCCCGGCGCGATGACGCTCGGGACATCGGAGCCGGGGGAGACAGGGCGCGCCTGATCCAGTAGAAGCTGTGCTGGATGATTCCCCGGCTCCAGCATTATTGCTTCGCCGTCCATCGTCAGTTCAGCAGGACATACCCAGCCGGCGTTTTCGGCGAGGTAGTAGATGGTCCCCGCGCCGGCCGAGTGGATCGCGCCGAAGCCGCGCCAGGTCTTCAGCGTATAGGCCGGCTCGTCCTTTTTGGATTTGGCCGACCAGCGGCAGAAGATATCGCACCCGGCATCGCCGATGGCACCCTTGACGGCGAGGCCGATGCGGACCCAATCATCCCAGATGGCATCATCGTTGGGCAGGAACTCCAGGGCCGAGCGGATAGCCTCCGCGGTGCCGCGCAGGCGCCCGGTGACGATGCGTTCGCGCTTCTCGCCCTCGCCGTTGGCGACGAGCCTTGTGCGTCTCAGCGAGGTCGGGACGAGCGCGTAAGCCGCCTCGCCGAAGGCGCGCGCCTGGTCCTCGGTAATGGCCGGAAGTTCGCCGATATGCGTGTCGGCCAGACCCTCGTTCGGCCACTCGTAGGGGCGGCCGGTCTCGGGGTGCAGCGCGTAGGCGACAAATTGCTGACCGCGCGCGAGGATCTCGATCGGGTAGTATTCCTTGATGCCGCCGAATGCTGTTGTGGCGCGATAGACAAGCAGGCGCTTGGGAGCCATGCCGATGCGCAGGCACGGACTGTCGCCGAGCATCTCACGCGCCAACGCCTCGACGGCGAGCGCGATGGCCGCATCCTCGACGATGTCGATGTCGATGGCGACGACGTTGCCGGTGGCGATGCCGATCGCGCAATCCGGCCAGCGCGACCAGCTCGCCGCCTCGATCAGGGTTGTGGGGCGGATGCCGTGCTTCTGCCAGCCGGAATAGGGGCGCCACTCGCCTTGGGTGAAGTTGCCGGGATACTTGGTGCCGGGCCGGATCGGCAGAATATTGTATCCAAGGTCGACGAGGCGCGAACCGAGCGCGGCCATGTAGGACGACGATTGCGGCCCGCCGCCGTTTGCCTCCACCATGAAAACTCCCTAGACCGAAGCCTCTTTCTTCATTCTTCGCACCACACGCTGAGCATTACGCTTTTTGAGAAAGGCATCTATCCGTTTGCCATTTTGAACAATAAAAAAGATCGTATAATCGACCGGATGTATAAATTCTCCGCTTTGCATAATATGCATTCTATGTAATTGACGTTTGCGTATCTCGATATTCATTTGTTGTATTCCTCGAAGATGGCGTTTTGCGCCGGTCGCTGATCCTGATATTTGCCTTCGTATGGTTGTTCGGTAGCTTCCTCCAAGCGATAGAAGACTACCTGCGCCGCGCCTGTGCCAGCCAGAATTGTTACCGGCTCGCCGAAATGCTGATTTAATTCAAGCCGCAATATACCGCGCCAACCCGGCTCGATCACCGTATTTGCCGCCTCGACATGAAGACGCGCCCATGTGCTTTTCGTGTAGATGATGCCCATTACGTCATTCGGCATATTGAATGTCTCGATCGCATCGACGAGACGCGAACAACCGGAATAAAGATATACGTCTCCAGCAACACGCAGATCATATCCCGCCGGACCCAAACCATGCGTCACGCCATTGAAGCGCGTGCGAGGCAGACATGGCGACAATAATTCAAGACGACGAATGGTCTGCGCGGGCAAGATCATTTTTGTTTTCCCTAGTACGGCGGCTCGCCGCTCGCCTTCTGTTTTTCGTGTTCCTCGTGATAGGCGACGCAGACTTCTTCCAGAAAGCGATACCACTCGCCTTCCGTAAACGTCGCGAGGTCGGTCTTGCCGATGCTGTCCAGATATGCGCCGGCCGGCGCGGACGCCGCCTCGATCGCGGCGATCTGCCATGTCGTGAGGGTTGTTGCGGTCATGTCATTTTCTCAATCGCTTCGACGATTTGGGCAAGACGTTTGCGCGCCATGGAGAAGTTTTCTTCGCGCAATTCGGCAAGAGATTTATTGATGCCGTACATTGCCAATTCGAGTTTGCGTTCCGCCAAAGTGCCGGCGCGCTCGTGAAATTCAATTGCCGCGCGCCACGCGGCGGCACATTCGTCTTCGGCAGATAGAAAGATTGGCAATTCATCAAACATTAGAGTTTCTCGCCAACAACCTCAAAGTATTTATCGACGCGGCGCACCGCGATCTCGCGCGGGTTCTGGATATGCGCACGCATCGCCAGCGCCTCGGTGATTGAGCTCGGCACCGGCATATCGGGCGCCATGCGCCGCCACCAGCGTTCCGCCTGCTGGCGCGGATATCCCGAATGGCACAGGCAGACCCAGGTGCGATATTGCGACAGGCCGCTTTGGTAGGTCACGCATAGGCTGTCCGGCTTATCCTGCTTCTGGTGCCGATGGTAGCCGACGCTTTCGACCGCGACCCACTGCGGCGCGTGATCGGTCAGCACGCTCAGCCGCGACGCCTTGGTCTCGATCTTGCGCTCGGCGATCTCGAATGTCGTCAGGCACGCCGCGCACCAGCGCGCGCCGATCGGATTTTCCGCGCCGCACGCCGGACATAGTTTCGTCGGCGCCTCGCGTTCCTCGTCTTCCTGCCGCCGGCCCGGCGTGCGCACAATCGGATTGTCGATCGGGCCATGCCGCGCCAGGTTCCCGCCGAAATCTAAAATTTGACATGATATTTTGTCGGTTTCGGGCGACAGCCGCAAGCCGCGGCCGACCATCTGTATCCACAAGCCAGTGGATTTTGTCGGCCGTACCACGGCCAGCAGATCGACGTGCCGCGCATTGAACCCGGTCGTCAGGATGCCGACCGTGACCAGCGCCTTGATCTCACGCGCCTTGAACGCATTGATGATGCGGCTGCGCTCGGCATCCTTGGTCTCGCCAAAGGCGCACTCGGCGCGGATGCCGAGGTTGCGAAGTTCATCGCACAGCAGCTTGGCGTGCTTGACGCCGCAGGCGAAGACGAGCCAACCGAGACGATCGTGCCCGGCCGCCACGATCTCGCGGCAGACCTGCTCAATGGTCGCGGGATCAAGCGCCGCCGCCTCAAGCTGACCGGGGATGAACTCGCCGCCGCGGGTGCCGACACCCGTCGTGTCGATCTGCGCCGCGCCCGAAGCTGAGACTGGCGGGGCGAGATATCCGGCCTCGATCAGATCCTTGACGTTGGCCTCGTACACCAGATCGGTGAACAGCCTATCCTCGCCCTCGTGCAGCATCCCGCTGTCGAGACGGAACGGCGTGGCCGTCAGGCCGATACATTTCATGCGCGGATTGAGGCGCGCGAGATCGGCGAGAAAGCGCCGATACATCGTATCGAAATTTCGCCCGCACAGATGCGCCTCGTCGATGATGACGAGATCGATCGCGGGCAACTGGTAGGCGCGGCGATGCAGCGATTGGATGCCGCCGAATATGATCGGCGACATCACGTCGCGACGGTTGAGGCCGGCGCTGTGCAATCCGGCCGGCGCTTCGGGCCAGATGCCGAGCAATTCGGTGAAACTCTGGACGATCAACTCCTTGACATGCGTCAGCACAAGCGCGCGCGTGTCCGGCCACCACTCGAACGCCTCTTTGAGCAATGTCGCGATAATCAGCGATTTTCCCGCGCCCGTAGGTACGGCTACAAGCGGGTTGCCCGTTTCCGTCTCGAAATATTCGTAGACAGAATCAAGCGCCTCGCGCTGATATGGACGAAGCGAAAGCATTATTCTTCCGGCAGCCAATCTTCGGCGCGCCATGCCTGCGATTTGGATTCCATATATTCGATCAGCGCAGCTGCCTCTGCAAACCACTCTCGCCGACTATCCTCGGGGATATCAAGCCATTGGCGCGACGAAGACCATCGATTGTCATATGACCGGCAAAGATATTTTGCCAATTTCAGCGTTTCCTCATTTCGAGTAAGCGACACACCATCCCTCCAGAAACTTTATCTTGACGATAGCCCCGCGGCGGGTGTAGTGCAAGCGTCCATGACAACGAAACCAAAAATTCCCTTTTCCGACACGCCGATCACCGATGAGGTGATCGACCGCGGCGGCGGCAGCGTCGAACTGGCGAGGCGCCTCGGCGTTTCGCGCCAGACCGTGCATCGCTGGGGATTTCGCGGCCGGATACCCGCCGAGCGCGTCGAGGCGGTCGCGGAGGCGACGGGCATGGGCAAGGACGAAATCAGGCCGGATTTGTTCGACGCCTACGAACACAAAGGCGCGCACTACCTGCCCCGCGGCAAGCTGCCCCGCGACATGATCGACGAGTTGTCGCGCGCCGAGGCGGCGGTGACCGACGCCGACACGCCGGAAGCATTCCGCTTGAAGCGCGCCGCCGCCGAGATCGTGCCGCTGTTATGGGAGTTGCTGGGATGAATAAAGACGAACTGATGCGCGCCTTAAGGGGCATCAATCCCGAAATTGGGGATGCAGCAACACGATTAATTAGCTGGCATCATTTAGCTGAAGCTGGGCTCGCCGCCGCATCCGGTTCTGGCCGATATTTGCAATTTTCGCTAACTGAGGCCGGGCGCGCGGCGCAAAAGGAAATTGATACATGATCGACTTCCGCGAGCGCCCCGCCTATCGCCCGAAGTCCGGCGATCTTCTCGCGCTGGATATGCTTTCTTCAGATCAGGCCAATGCCATACATTGGGAACGTCTGGCTGCGCGTGGGTTATGGCTGGTGCCCTACGATGGCGGCTGGCGCGTAGTGCCGCGCCCCGCGGAGCGCAGGGCATGAGCAAGATCGGCGTTGATCCGGCCTGCTACGATTTGGCGGATCATTTTCTAGAAGAGCCTGTCGGTCCCGTCCTGTCGGCTGACTTTCGCGAGAAGGTCCGCATTTCACTAGCCGAGGCAATCCAGCGCGCCGTCGAAGATTGGTACGAAGCGCAGAATTGGGAACCACGATGACCCGCGACCGCGCGCTCTGCCGTCTCGGCATTCACCGTTTCTTCCCGCGCTCGCGCAAGTATGCGGGTCGCCGCTTTTGCGTGCGTCCCGGCTGTTACGAGACCCGCGGGCCACGCCAGCCGCAACGATTGACCGACTGGCATCTCGCGGTCGCAGCGTTGACCGGCACGCTTGCCGGCATTGTTGCCACAACCGCGCTTTTTCTGATCGCAGGATAAAATGTGACGCCAAAACTCTACGATTCGAGGCGGAGGGGGATAATGTTTGACATCAGTCAGATTGAGCAGCGTGCCAACGCCTATATAGAAGAACACACTGCGTCTTCCGGCGTGCCGTTTCCAATCACCGGCATTCGACGAACGCTTGTCATCAAATGCATGGCAGCATTTGCGTGCAGAGAATTGGCGCGCGAATTGACCGATCTTTTTGAGGGCGAGCCAAAACAATGAAACTCACGATCGATCGCGACGAGCTGCTTCCCGCAATCTCGCTCTTGCGCGACGTACCGCAAAAGAAACCTGTCATTCCGCTTTACGGAATGTTGCGGCTGACCGCATCCTCAGTTGGGTTTCATATCGAAGCCAACAATATGGAGATGGCGGCAGCAAGCGATCTTCCGCGCGCCCAAGGCGGAAACGAGGATGAGGGCGATATCTGCGTTCCCGCCGGACGCTTCGCCGACTTTGTGCAAGGCGCGTCGGGCGAGATCGTGCTGGTCGCGACCGACAAGCGGTTGCGGATGCAGGCCGGGCGCGCATGGTGCGAGATGCCGATCCTGCCGGGCGATGGCTTCCCGGTTCTCGAATTTCACGATCCGACCGTCAAATTCGAGGTCCAGTGCGCCGCGCTGCGCGATGCGTTGTCCGCCGCCTCGCTGCCGGTCGACTGGCAGGATACCAAGCATGTGATGCTGGCGGGCGTGCAGATGCGCGGCGATAGCGAGTACGTCAACCTCGTCGGCATCACGGCGGCCCGCATCATTCTGCGTCGCATGGTCGCCTGCGCCGAGCAGTTCAAGGTATTGCTGCCGCAAGGCATCTGCGGCGTGCTGGCGAAGCTCGGCGGCGCGACCGATACCGTTCATGTCGAATTGACCGACCGCCTCGCGCGCTTTTGGTGCGCCGGCACCGAATTCATCTCGCGCCTGATCGATACCGATCCGCAGGATTACCGCCCCTTGCTGACGCGCAGCGCGCGCGTCGATGAACCGATCCGCTTCACCGGCGCGGACCTGATGTCGGCTGTCCAGCGCGCCGCGCCCATCATCAACGATGGCGAGCGCGAGCGCGGACTGACGCTCGATGTCGCAGACGGGCACATGACGATCGACGGCGGCATCGCCTCTGTCGCCGAGTTCCACGACGAGATCGAGGCGAGCGGCCCGGCGTGGCACGCTCAATTCCAGATCGGCTACCTGCGCGACGCGCTGACCGCGTTCGGCGCGGGCGATGTCGAGATACACCCGTCAGAGCATGCGATCCGGCTCTGTCCCGCAGGCGAGGCGCACGACTGCGCCATCATCGCCCGGCTACGGGAATAGCGCCAAACCCGAGAAACTTTATCTTGACAGTCCGCGCGCGATCCATTAAATGTATCTCTGCCAGAACGGAGAACGGAAATGAACACGGAACGGACTTGGGAAATCAGCGATCTCGACGGCAGCAACAAGCGCACCGTCACGCTGGCGCAGTACCGCGCCGAACTGGACGCGCGCAAGGTATATACCGCAAGGATCGCCGCAGCGGTGCAGACCGGAAATATGAAGGCGGTTATCGCCGCTCAGCGCGCGATGCGCGATGCCTTTCGGAACTAAAACAATGGAATCCATGTGCCAGCCGGAGAGCACGGAAGGACCGCGCAGCCGTCCTGACCTTGCCGGCCGAGGGGGTGCGAGGCCCTCGCTTTTCAAGCCGCGCTTCTGCGACGAATGCGGCGAGCGGTTCCAACCCTACACCAGCAGTTCGCGATTCTGCTGCTCGACGTGCCGCTTGGCACATAACGGGCGCAAACTCAACACGGCGGTTGCGCTTTACGACGCGGTGATGCGCTGGCGCATCGAGCGCCCCAAGCGCGCGCTGTTCGACTTGACGCAACTCGCCGACCAACTCGCGACCGAGGAACGCATCCGCCGCGCAAAGCGGAAAGCGCGGATCGCGGAGCAGCGCACGAAAACGAAAGGAAATTGAAATGGCCGAAACCCAAAAGCCGACAATCGATCCGCGCGATCCTGACTATTCGCGCCCAGGTATTTTTGCAGATCATAACTGCTGGAAATGCAAAGACGGGCGCGACCTGTCGCGATGCCCGACGCCGGATCATCCCGGAAATTGCGGTTTTCCTCACGCGCGGAACGATTGAAATGATAACCTTCACCTGCGCGCCTCCGCCATCGACCAATGCGCTTTACGCGACTGTGCGCGGAAAGCGCGTCAAGTCGATGCGCTACCTAAAATGGATCGATGATGTCGGCTGGGAAATCAAATCTCAGGTTCGCGGCGCGACCATCGTCGGCCCATTCGAGTTCATGGCGTGGCTCCCGCCCGGCATCGACATCGATAACATCAAGGCGCTGATCGATATCATGGGCCCGCCAACCGTGAGATCACGCCACGCGCTCGGCATTACCGAGGACGATTCGCAGATGGAGGCGTGTCACATCTACCGTGACCGCAATGCAAAGGTTTGTCGCGTGCAGATCGCGCCGATGGCGGTTGAGTGGGGATTGGATTTAACTAAAGAAACCGATCGCAAAATGGCATGGATTTTAGGCGGATGACCTACGAGGATTTTCTCGCGACGAAATCTACCGCTGCACCGCCGAGCGGCTGGCCCGATCCGCCGGATATTCCGTATCCGCTCAAACCATTTCAAGCCGCGATCACGCGATGGGCATTGCGCCGCGGACGCGCGGCGTTGTTCGAGGGCACCGGGCTCGGCAAGACGCTGCAGCAACTCGCCTGGGCGCGCATGGTCTGCGACGGCGAGGAAGTTCGCGCGCTGATCCTGACGCCGCTCGCCGTTGCCGAGCAGACGGTCGCCGAGGCGGGCAAATTCGGCATCGATGGCATCGCCTACGCGCTCGATCAGAAATCAGCCAAGACCGATATTACGGTGACGAATTACGAGCGGTTCGAGAAATTCGATATCGAGCAATACGGCGCGATCGTGCTGGACGAAAGCGGCATCATCAAATCGCACGACGGCGCAACGCGCACGATGCTGACCGAAGCATGCATCAACGTGCCGTGGAAACTGTGCTGCACCGCGACGCCAGCCCCGAACGATTACGCCGAACTCGGACAGCACGCGGAGTTTCTTGGCGTGATGACGGCCAAGGAAATGCTGTCGATGTTCTTTGTTCACGACAGCGGTATCCGCGCCGACGATGATCGCGCCGGGCATGATGGCTGGCGCTTGAAACGCCACGCCGAGCGCGATTTCTGGCGCTGGCTGGTCTCATGGTCTGTCATGGTACGCCATCCCCGCGATCTCGGCTTCGACGCGCCGGAATACGATCTGCCGCCGTTGCAGATGCACCAGATCACCGTCGCGGCCAACCATGACGCGCCGAGCGCCGGCAGTCTGTTCGCATTGCCGGCCAGCACGCTCGGCGAGCGGATCACGGCGCGCAAGGATACGGCCGAGGCGCCGACGAGGAATTGACCGATGAAGCGATAAGGACGCGCGCGGAAGATGGCAACCGCTCAGCGGCGCAGCACAAATCAATCCTGATCTGGCAACGCTATGCGGAGCCGGTCTGGAACGACATCGCGCAAAGCGACGTGTTGTCGCATCGCGTGGCGCGCGCCGAAGCGGACGAGCGGCATATCTCGCCATTGCAGTTGACGCCGATCCGGCGCTGCTTGCAGCTATGGACAAATCCCGGCGATGTCGTGCTATCGCCGTTTACCGGCATCGGCAGCGCCGGCTATGTAGCAATCGAGATGGGGCGCAAATTCATCGGCGCGGAATTGAAGCCATCCTATTTCCGGCAAGTCGTCGATAATTTGCGCCTCGCAGAGCAAAACAAACTTGACGTTTCGCTATTTTGATAATTTTATGCGTCTGCGCAATTCTTTTCCAGCGCAGAAAGACGGAGAAAAACGAAAATGCCTTCCCATTTGCTGATGACCATGAAAGTTCCGTTGCCAGAGGGTTCGCTGGTCGACCAAGGCGACGCGCTCGGCGCGATCAAGCTCGCACGCGACGCGCTCGTCGAGGCGCTTCCGGCCGGCGAATACAGCGACAAGATCGTCAAGTCGAGCGGCAACCCGCGCAAGCCGCGCGCCAAGAAGGCGTGGGTCGCCGAGGCGGCATAACCGACAGAAACTTTTTCTTGACGGCGAGCGGGCATCCGAAATAGGATGCTCGCATCGTCAACCGAACGTGAACAGGAACGAAACGATGATCATCACTTTAACGCTTCAGATCGATAACGATCTTTCCGACGTAGTTGCTCGCGCATTTCAAAATGTCGCAGAACATGTCGGCAATCATGGCTACAATGATGGATGCTGGGAAACTGCCGAAACATGGCAGGGCATCAATAACTTCCGAATTGACCGCCGAGATTTTACGCGAGGAGAGGTGGCATGACCGCCCCGCGCCGCAACCGCGCCATCATCGCCGATCTTGACGAGTTGACGCCGGAAAAGATCGCCGGCCTGCCGATCGGCGAACTCTGCATGTTGCAGGACGAGTTGACCGAAGCCGCAGCCGAATTGAAGCGCCGCACCGCACGGCTGCTGGCCGGTCTCGGCGTTCGGTATGGCGCCAAAGATCGCGCGCTGCGCGGCTCCAAGCCAACCGGTATCTTGCATTTCGACGACGCAGATTTCGGCGTCGAATCGGATGCGACCAAGACCGTCAAATGGGATCAGGCAAAACTCGAAGCCGCGCTGAACGCGATCCCGGACGGATGGACGCATTACGCGAAATACAATCTGGAAGTCGAGGAACGCAAGTTCACGGCCGCGCCGCCGACGATCCAGACACAACTCCTGCCCGCGCGCACGGTGATCGTCGCGCCGAGCAAGTTCAAGATCGTGCGCAAGGAGGGGGGGCGGGAAATGATCTGGCTGATCGAGGCCGGTGATGCCTGACCGCCCGATAGCGCCACCCGATGATCCGCGCGTGGCCGCGATGCGCGACATACTCCAGCGCCTCGACGAAGACGCAGCCCTCGAACGTGCCATAAAATCCCTCAGTCAACAGGGGAGAGTGAAAATGCCTGATTGGACGCCGGGACCGTGGCGCTTCGAGGAACAGACCGGTCCGCGAGATGTCCGCCTCAAGCGGCGGCACTGGCAGTTCGGTCAAGTCCACGCGCCCGCAAGAGGCGTCGGCTTTGCGTTCGGCGATGATGAGGCCAACGCCCGCCTGATCGCCGCCGCGCCCGAGTTGTACGAGGCGCTGGCGGAAGTGACGGCAGAATTGGCGGGATTGCATTTCGAGCAAGGTATCAAAAACGAACCGAGCATCGTTCGTGCTGAAGCGGCGCTCGCCAAGGCACGAGGAAAGGCTGATGCCTGACCGCCCGACAGCGCCGCCCGACGATCCGCGCGTGGCCGCGATGCGCGACATACTCCAGCGCCTCGACGAAGACGCAGCCCTCGAACGTGCCATAAAGTCCCTCGGTTGGAAGGGGAGAGTGAAAATGTCTGATTGGACGCCGGGGCCCTGGGCTTCGCGGGATTTTCCCGATGATTGGGACGTTGGTGGCCCCGAGGACGGATCGTCGCCTGCGTTCTGCATCGGTACAGATGACGATGTTGTTGCGGTCGTTTACGGCGATTACCATGACCGCGATCAGGGTAAAAACGATGCTCGCCTGATCGCCGCCACACCCGAGCTTTACGAGGCGCTGACTGCGTTGCTACGCGAAGTCAAGAAAGCGGGGTTTGAGAGTGCCCACGACTATGGCTGGCCGACGGTCATCCCGGCAGCAGATGCCGCACTCGCCAAGGCGCGGGGAGAAAGCTGATGGCGATTTCGCTCGCCAGCCTGCGCCGCGGCCCACAGCGCCGCCCGCCGCGCATGATCGTGTACGGGCCGGAGAAGATCGGCAAATCAACTTTCGCCGCCAGTGCGCCCAAACCGATCTTCATTCCAACCGAGGATGGCACCGACGCGCTCGACGTGTCGGCGTTCCCGCTCGCCAAAAGCCTGCAGGACGTGCTCGACGCGATCGGCGTGCTGATTACCGAGGATCACGATTTTGAGACGCTGGTGATCGACAGCGCCGATTGGCTCGAAACGCTGGTGCATCACAAGATCGCCGCCGATCACAACGCGCCATCAATCCAGGGGTCCGGCAGCAAGGGCGATCCGCTTGGCTACGGCAAGGGATACGGCCTCGCGGCCGATCAGTGGCGCGTCATCCTTGAAGGCTGCGACCTGCTGCGCAACGAAAAAGGCATGGTCATCCTTTTCCTGGCGCACTACAAAATCAAGAGATTCGACGATCCGACCAGCGACAGCTATGACCGGTTCATGCTCGACCTGCACGATAGCTCGTCGTCGCTTTTGCGCGAATGGTGCGACATCATCGGTTTTCTCAATCTGCGCATCAGCCTCGATCGCACCGATGCGGGCTTCAACCGCAAGATCGTCAAGGGCAAGAGCGGCGGCGACCGAATGCTCTATCTGGAGGATCGCCCCGGCTTCGTCGCCGGCAACCGTTACGGCTTACCCGACGAGATCATGGTGCCGCGCGAGAACGGCTGGTCTGCCTTCGCCGCCGAACTCGCCAAGGTGATGATGCCGAAGGTGGCCGAAACGGCCAAACCGAAACCCGTCAAAGCAGCGTGAAAGGAACGCGAAAATGGCCGATCTACCCGATGTGTCCGGCGTCGATCCCAATGCCGGATCGTTTCCCGTGCTCCCGCGCGGGCAATATCCCGTTCACATTTACGACAGCGAGAAGAAGACCACGAGCGATGGCGAGGGCGAATATCTGCGCCTCTACATGGAGGTCATCCAGGGCGAGCATTCCGGCCAGAAGATGGCCTGGTGCGACCTCAATCTGTGGAACCGCAGCCAGCAGGCTGTCGAGATCGCGCAGCGCCAGTTGGCGCAGATCTGCCACGCGACGAATACGGTCGGCGCGCGCGACAGCGCAGCGTTTCATCACAAGGCGATGATCGCCGATGTCGACGTGCAGCCGGCGCGCAATGACCCGAGAACCGGCAAAAGCTACGGCGAGCGCAACATCTATCGCCGCTTCCTGCCGATCAACGGCACGGCGCAGCCGGCGGCGAGCGGTGCGGGCGGCATTGCGGCCGCAACTGCGGTATCCACGCCAGCAGCGACCGCGCGCGGCAGTGCGCCATGGAGGCGATAACGGCAGATCATGCCCGCCATCCCCGCACCATCCGACCCGACGCTTGAAGCCGTAGATCGCGCGATCGAGGCGGGACAGGAGACACGCCTGAGCAATCGCTTGGGCGCGTCTCAGATCGGTAATCCGTGCGAGCGCGCGTTGTGGTACGGCTTCCGCTGGACTACCGCGCCGCGCTTCGATGCCGCTACGCTCAAACGGTTTCAAGACGGCCACGACGGCGAAGCGCAGATGGCGGCGCGGCTGCGCGCGATATCGTGCATCGAAATTCACACGCATGATCCTGAGACCGGCAATCAATTCGAGTTGACCGCGATCGAAGGGCATTTCGTCTGCTACATCGATGGCGTCGTGCTCGGCTTGCTGCAAGCGCCGAAGACCTGGCATGTCTGGGAACACAAGGTCAGCGAGAAATACGCCGCGTTCGTGCGCCTCGTCGGCAACTATGGCGGCAAGGCGGCGCTGCGTGAGTGGAACGAAGTCTACTACGCGCAAGCCGTGATCGGCATGCATCTGACCGAGTTGACCCGCCACTACCTCACCGTCTCGTCGCCCGGCGGCCGCAACACGATGTCGTGTCGCACCGAGGCCAATCCCGAGGAAGCCTTGCGCCTGCTTGCCAAGGCGCGGCGCGTGATCGAGGCTCCGAACGCACCGACACGGATCAGCAATGACCCGGCCTTCTTCCGATGCCGCTTCTGTGACCATGCGGAGGCCTGTCATGGCGACAAGCGCCCGCTGGTGTCCTGCCGCTCCTGCCTTCATTCCTCGCCCACAGAGGGCGGAAACTGGCACTGCGCGCGATTTGGCAAGACACTTACGATCGACGAGCAGAAAGAGGGGTGCCCGGCGCATCTCTATATCCCAAGCATGATCAACGGCGAGCAGATCGACGCAGCCGAAGATGGCGCGTGGGTGCTGTACCGGCTGCGCGACGGCAGCGAATGGTGCGATGGGGTTGCGGCGTAATGTCCAGATCCGGTTATGGCGATTACGATTGGTGCGATTATCCAGAGTGGGCACTGATCCGCTGGCGTGGTGCGGTCAAAAGCGCATTTCGTGGCCGACGCGGACAAGCCTTCCTCCGAGAAATGCTTGTGGCGCTTGATGCATTGCCAGTCTCGCATCTCGTCGCAAATGAACTTGAAACTGCCGGAGAGGTATGCGCGCTCGGCGCAGTTGGACGCGCGCGTCATATTGATATGGTTAAAATTGATCCCGAAGATCGCGAGACGGTAGCCACTACATTCGGCATAGCAGCCGCAATGGCTGCGGAGATCATGTATGAAAATGATGAAGCAATCGGTAGTCGCGAAACGCCAGAACGGCGCTTTGACCGAATGCGTCATTGGATTGCATCAGAAATCAAATCCGAAACAACCTGATCGGATGGAGCGTTGGCATGTTACGGACTGTGCCTGCTGATCTCAGTATGGCTCGATCATCACGGCTACGCGCCGCACCAGCGCGACGCGATGCTGCGGCAGGCGTGGACCGAATCCCGCTTCCAGCCGTGCGCCGTCAGCGGTTCCTCGGGAAGTTTTGGCTTGTACCAATGGGCGGGGTCGCGGAAGCGGCGGCTGCTCGCGATTGGCGCGTGCCCGTCATGGGAAACGCAATTGAAATTCGCTGACACCGAGCTGCACACCGCGCCCTACAGCCGCTTCTGGTCAACATCGCCGCGTGTGGCATTCGGCGTGTTGCGCGAGTGCTTCGGGCGCGGGCGATGCTAGCTGATAGTCAGCACTAAGGGAGAGCTGCGTTGACCCTATTCGTTGTCTCATTTCTCTGTACCATCCAGTCGTGCCTGATCCCGCAACCGCAAGAAAATCCGGCGTACAGTTTCTACGCCTCCAGAGAGGCATGCGAGCGACGCCTCTCCATTGCGAGGCTTCCGACTGGGTTAGAGGGGGCGTGCATTGAGACCGAAACGGTAACTTACAGCCAGTATGGCGGGTTCAGCGCGAACGCATCCATCATGATCAACGTCGACCGCTGATAACGGCTACTATCGAGGATCGCAGGATTTCTGCGGGTCGCAGGCTCGGTTTCGGCCGGCCGGCCGGCTACCGAGGCGGCGGCGCAAACCCGCGCGGCGGTCCATAGCCAGCAGCGATGCCGCTCGGTGAGTTGGGTGCGTGGAGCGATTCCCATTTCTCGGTAATGTCGAGCAGCTTTTCTGCCGCCAGCAATTCCTTGGCCCGAATCAGATGGTTGACCGCGATCAGGAATCCATGTCGCTGCTCGATCGCTTCGCGCCGGTCATGTGGCTCGAAGTCATCAGCAGCAAAGGGGCGGCTCATCGGGCGTTTTCCGGATCGGGCAGGAGGCCGGCGGCGAGGACCCAGGAGTAACCGCCGCTGGCCCAGCCGACGAGGTAAACGCGGCCGTGGGTCGGGTCGTCGGCGATCCGCATGACGCGGCCGGGGTACCGGCAGGTAATCCGGAGGTAATCGCCGAGGATAACGGAATCGCCGATGGCGAACGCGGTCACCGGGTTGACCGACGCGGCCGGGACGAGCCAGACCTGATCCCCGGTCGATTCGAACTTGACCTCAAGCGCGCCGGCCGGGTCGCGGCCGACGACGTGGCAGCGCTTCCCGGCGGCGAACGCGTACCCGACGCCGACGTAATAGGCGCGGAGCGTCGTCCAGCCGTAACCTCGCCCATCAGGCGAAGCCGCGACGGGCGAGGTTATTTCTTCAAGTCGAACGCGGATCGCGTCGTAATCGTCGGCAGCGCGCGTCATGGGGCGGCCTCGCAGTATCGTTCGGCCTCGTTCCGGTTGACGGTAATCGTCGCGCCGTTGGCCGCGCTCCGGCAGTCGACGTACGACGGTGTGCGGAGGTCACCGAAGAGCGATGTCGGTCACGACTTCTGCAACGCGTCGTTGGCCTGATCGAGCGCCGCATCGATCTGCGCCTGCTGATCCGGCGTCGCCGGCGTGTGCGAAGTCAGCAGGTTCCATGCCGTCTTGACGCCCTCGATCTCGGTCGGCGCATTCTTCAACAGATCGATCAGGACCGGCAGGACTGCGGTGATGACAACTCCCATGATTGCCTCCTAGTTCGCGGGCACAGCGGCGCGCAGGTTCTGGATTGCGGTCAGCGCGACCGCCAGCATGGTGCTGTCGCGCTCTGCCGCCTTGACGGCATTGTAGGCCGTCTGCGCGAGGCTCTTGATGCGCGCCTTCGTCGCGGGATCGGCGGTCGGCTGGCTGGTGTAGGCCAGCGCCACCTGATCGGCGACGGTCAGCGCGACCTCGGCCGCCGCGACATCGTTGGCGACGGTCGTCTGCGCGGCCTGGTTGGCGCAGGCGCTGAGCGACAACGCGAGCACCGATGCGAGAATGATCTTGCGCATGGCGCTATGCCGTGGCCGGCGGCGCGAGCGCGGCGTCGAGTTTCGCGTTGAGCGAATCGAGTTGCGTGCCCACCGGATCGAGGCTGGCCTCCGAGACGCCCGTTGGCGTCGCGCTCAGCTTGGCGATCAGCGCATCGATCTTCGGCCCGAGGTCGTTGACCTTCTGGATAAGCTCGGCTTCGGTCATGGCTCTTTGTTCCTCATGCACGATGATGCGGTGAATGCCCGCCGCTATGGCGTTCAGTGCCTCGCGTATCTCGCGTATCACGAAGCGACTTTCGCCGCCAGTGCCTTCACCGCGTCGGAGGCATCGGCGGAAACCGGCGCGCTGTTCGCCAGCGCCGCGATCGTCGCGGTATCCTTGGCCGCGCTCATGTCATCCTTTTTGGCGCTTCCCGCCGAACTGCCGAAGTAATAGTTGACTGCTGCCATGACGACAATCGGAACCGATCCGTAGAGATTGGTCCGCAATGTGTCATTTGGGAGAAAGAAAACTGCAACCAGAACTCCCGCATAGATCAGCAAGACCATCAACGCCAAGCCGGGGAGAACCCACAACGGAAGGTTCGGCCTCGGAGAAACAACAATCGGCGGCGCGCTTTGATCCGACATGGTTTTTCTTTTACGCTTATGGCGTCAATGCCGCAAGCGTCTGCGCGCCGACAATGCCGTCGACCTGCAATCCTTTGGCCTTCTGGAATGCCATTACCGCCGCGCGTGTCGCCGGGCCGAAATGACCGTCATCGTTCAGCGAGAATCCTGCCGCCGTCAGCGCGCGCTGCACCTGCGCCACATCATCGCCCGATGCTCCGATCGTTATCGGCAGCGATTTGCGCACGCTACTGAGCGCCGGCACGGCGGGAGCGGTCTCGCCAGTCGTAGGCGCAATGTTCCATGTCTGCAATTCGCCGGTATCGTACCAGTGATTGAAAACCTCGATCGGGCACGACAGCCGCGAAAGATCGACCTGCGCCGAGATGCCGCCAAGGTGCCCGCTGCCGGTGTACTGCCAAAGGAACCACTCCTTACGCCAGTCGGTCACGGTCATGCCGTCCCAGGCCGGCAAACGCGGCGCGGCGTTCGGGTTGTTGGGATATTGCGCATACCAGCGCAGCCATTTGCCGATGCGTGGCGTCGCCAACGCGGGCGGCCAGAAGCCGTAGTAGCAGAGACCGGAGCGGAGCTCGGCATCGCAAATGTCCTGCCATCCCTCGACGATATCCGACGACACGCCGGCCGCCTCCCAATCGAGCGCCGGGATGGCGTCCTTGCCGACTTCCTTGACGAAATGCTCGATTGTCGCCTGAGTGTCGCCCGGCCGCAGAAACGGGTAGGCGAGCCACCTGATCTTGCGATCCTCGGCCGCCTGCCGGAACCGCTCGAACCATGGATCGACACCCATGTTCTCGGTCGCCTTGAAGATGATGCCCGCGACCGATCCGGCCGCAACCTGCGCCTCGATCGCACCCCAATCCGGCGGCGCGGGCACGCCGTCCGCCTGATAGTGCGACATGTCGGGAATAAGCGCGCCGATGGTCATGGGGATTACCCTATCCTGAAAAAGAGGTCGATTTCGCCAGCCGAACCGCCCGAGGCGGCATTGACGAAATAATTTGCACCGCCGCCGCCAGCGGGCTGATTCGGCCCGAGGCGCACTGCCGCGGCATTGACGACGCCGCCCTTGCCGCCCGCGCCCGCGCCATCGCCGCCCGGTGCGGCCATGACCGTGCCGCCCGATCCGATCAGGCCATCGAGATCGGTTCCGGGACCGCCCTGATAGCGGATCTGCCCGATCGTCCCGATGCCTCCCGGCCCCGGACCCGCCCCGCCGCCATTGCCGCCGTAGTACCGGCCGACGAAGCCGAGACCGGCGGCGGTGATCCTCGGGATCAGCCGGGTCACGTCCATCGGGACGTCGAAGCCCCGTTCCGGGTGCTGGCTCATGCGCGTCATCCGATGGTGAAGTAGATGTTGATCCCACCGGCGGCGCCGGTCTGGCCGAGGTTAACGTAGTAGTTGGCGCCGCCGCCGCCACCGGGCTGCGTCGCCGGGTGGCGCGCCCCGGCACCGTTGACCGTCCCGCCGAAGCCGCCGCGCGGCGAGGCGCCGCCGACGACCGTCATCGCGGTTCCGGCCGAGCCCGGGGGTTGGATCAACCCGTCGAGGTCGCCGCCGGCCTGGCCCGGCACCAGGATCTGACCGACGGTCCCGGCACCGCCGTTCGCGCCGCCGGTGTTCGCCCCGGCGCCGCCGGTCGCGGCGATGAGCGTCACCGCGCTCCGAACCACCGTCATCGTGCCGCCGCCGCCGGCCTGGTTCCCGTTGACCGCCGCCGAGCCGCCGGTCGGAACGGTACACGCGAGCGTCTGACCGCCCGAGACCGAAAACCACCCCGCGGCGTACCCGCCGCCGCCGCCGGACCCGCCGACGTTGAGGCCGACCCCGCTGCTTCCCGATGACCCGCCGCCGCCGCCCCACCCCTCGATGAACGCGCCGACCGCGTAGGTCGGGACCGTAACGTTCGTCAGCCCGGTTCCGGTTAGCTGTCGAACGACGGTCGAACCGGACTGGACCCAGCCCGCGCCAGCCGCATCGGGGTTGGTCACGTTGTTGTCGGTCATCGATACCCACACGAGCCCCGCCGTCGTCGCCGACAGCACGCGCGCGCCTGCGGGATAGCCGCCGATCGCCGCTTGGAACGTCGCGTCATAGGCGATCGGGCCGCCCGCCTGATACCAGCGATCCCATGATGTCGCCTGCTTTTCGAGACCGTTCATATCCGCGCCCCAAGGCGGCACGCCGCCGGCCAGCGGATCGACGAAATTCGATGGCGGAAAGCCATCAGTAAACGAGGCGTGCCCGCTCGGCTGCGATGCAACCGGCAGCGGATAGGTGATATCGCCGCCTGGCGCACTCGACGCGAAGGGTGTCGGCATCTTGGTCGGAATATCGCTCGCTTGCATTTCTCAGCCTATGGCGGAAACACGGCATTCGCCAGCACGCCGGCCGGCGTCGGCAGAACGCCCGAATTGGTCACGATCGATTGTTCGAACGGCTCCAACGGAAAGGAGAAATAATACGTCATCGTCATATCGAGATGATCGATAACATAGCAGTTCCCGCGCCCCGGAAACAGGTTCAACAAAATCTGGTTGATCGCCTCGATCGAGCCATCGGTGATATTCGCCGCGGCCTTGGCGAAGATCAGCAGGCGATATGCCTCGTCCGTAAGCGTGAAATTGCTGGTGATCGGCTGGCCGGAATAGAACGGCGCGACGTTGAAGCCGGTGATGACCGTGCTGTTGGCTTCCTCGAAACCAAAGAACCGTCCGCTCGCGATCGTCAGCACGCGTCCGATCCCGACAATGCGCCCCCACACATCGAGCCCGTAACCGACCGCCGTATCGATGTTCCAGATCAGATCGTAGAAGTTCTGGAGGTTGTAGTTCGGATCGATGTAAGTGTTCAGATTGGTGATGATCTGCGTCAGGATTGGAGAGTTCCAATACTGCGAGATGATGGTGCGATCAAAGTCCTGCATTACTGCAAGACCAGATAAATGAAGCCCGCACCGGTTGCGGGATATTGATTGATGTTGACCGGGATGTCGTCGAGCAAAGTCGTGAAATCGAGGGTCTGGCTGCTCACGGTCTGCGACACGCTGACCGTCCAGGTTGTGCCCGAACCCGACACGATAAAGGTGTTGGCGCTGACGTCGCCCGTGCCGTTGTCCCGCACGAGTTGCCCTATGGCGATGCCGGTTCCCGATGAAACCGTCAGCGTGGTTCCGGCGATCGAGCCTGTCGTTACGGCCGCGCCGCCCGAAACGCCGACCTTGATCGAGACGATCGCCGCCGACCATCCGGGAATGCTCTGCCCCGTCGTGCCGTTGAACGTATTGCTGACGCCCGCGACATCGCCGTAGTAGCGGCTGGCAAAGACCGTCGAGCCGATTTTGGCTCGTGATCCGCCATCCGTTCCGAGAAATCCCGAGATGACCGCATTCTGCACCAGCGTCAGCGCATTCGACGGCACCTGCGGCGAATTCGCAATTGTCACGACGACGATCGTCGTCAGCGCAGTGGGTATCTCGAAAGTGATGTCATAGGTCGGAACCGGCGGCTGATAGGCCGGGTTCGGATCGGCCACCGTTATGGTCGTGTTGCCGACCATGCCGCAGCCCGGCATTTTGCGCGACAGGATCGCGGCGGCAATATCGGTCGACGTACCGCCGACGACGGCGATGTAGATCGAATGCGCCGCGACCGAGACGCCGCCAATCGTGACCGGCGCCGCCGTGTTGTTCTGCGCCGCATACACGTCGAGCACGTTCGGCGCCGCCGCCACAGCTGCGTAGATCGCGTTGAGCGGTCCCATGCTGTTGAGGCCGGTCGAAGCCGAGCGCCGCGCCTCGAACTGCGCCGGCGTCTCCGCGAGCCGCCCCAGCACCGCGCCGCCGGTTGGCGCAATCGTGTCCCAGCCGGGCACGGCCTGGTAGATCGAAAGACTCGACGGGCCGGCAGTCGGGCCGATGTTCTGGCAGGCAAAGTTGAGCGTCACGGTGCCGTTGAGCGCAATCGTGCCTTGTTCCTGGCAAATCCAGAGTGTCCCGGTCGGATCGATCGCCAGCGCGCCTACCGGGATCACGACACCCGTCAGGCCGGTGATGATGCACGGTTGCGCCGTGGCCGCGCCGGCAATGCGGGTGATGAAATAGATACGCGCGATGGCATCCTGCATCCGGCCAGACGAATAGGCCGGATCGACGAGGTTGGCGAACAGCACAAACATTGCATCGGCATCGCCGATGATCGCCGTCAGGCTCGACGCGATCTGCCCTTGCGGCGTCGAGAGTTGCGGGTTGAGGTTGCCGCCGAAGGCGCCGTTGAGGTCGGAGGTGACGCCGACCAATATCGCCTGCTCGTCGGGCGCGACAAAGCCGCGGTCGCCGAGAACCGGAAAGGGAACGGCAGTCGAGGGAACGGGCGAGGACATGCGGCTAGTACACTATCACAAATCGGGTTTCTGTTGGAGTGATCGCTTCAAATCGTCAAGCTCATGCTGCACGTCGTCGAGGTGTTTGATGACCTTGCGCTGCTGCCGCTGCGGCGTGGCGCGGACGGGTTCGACAATGGGTGCCATGACGGGAGGCGCGGGCGGCTGGCAGAACGTCATGCCGGCTACGGCGCATGCCGAGATCGTCGGCCTAATGGGGATGCCCGCCATCCTTAGCGACCAGAACCTTGATTTCCGTGATCTGATCCTTGATGTGATCGAGAGTTGCGGCCTGACTAGCCGCAGCAGCGATATTTTCTGTATGAAGCGCATTGTTGTCGCTCCGTATTTGCGCAACTGCGGCCTTGAGATTATCTACGTCGGCTCGCAACGATGACATCTTGTCGGTCTGCATATTTGCCCCGTTATAATAGACCGAAAGAGCAAGCGCGATCATGCCGACGAAAGTAAGGGCATTTCCAAGCGTAAGCGTTAACCGTCCTCTGGTTGCGCCCTCGTCTCCCATGCGCCTCCCCAATGTTCATTTTTCCGCCTAACACCCGCCAGCATAACACTCGGCAGCGCCAATCGCCGAAAGAGGCTGCTTGAAGGCCAATCCAAAAAAATCCAATGGCACGGCTGAACTATACGGAACCCACGAATTTACCCCTGGTCCCGCGAGATCAAGATCCGCCGAACTCGATGGCGTTGCTCCATTCACCAAATTAGGATCGACGTTCTTGGCGCTCGGTTCAATAATGGCATTCCAATTTGTAAATGTATAATTTACACCCTGATAACTCCAAGCGTTAGAAGCGGGAGAACCGGCATCACCATAATAATTATTGTAGCTGAAATTACCTTGGTTATTTGCCGCTACCTTGACAAACGGTCCATTGAAACCGTGCGTCATCCAAATACCGCCGAGGAAGATAGCTCCGGTCGAATGAACTACCGGGCCAGCGTCATTGGCATCTTGTAATTCGATCATTGCCGAGATTGAGCCGGACTGATCGCCGATAAATGTATCATGTTTCGATGTGAAGTTCGTTGATCCCCGGATAATAATGCCGCGACCGTACAAATCCCAACCCATATTGTCGTAGCTGATCGCACCATTGCCGTACTTGTCTCCAACGCAGAAGCCAAGCGTATGGCAGGTGTTGTTGTGAACGATCGTGTCGTTGCCGCCGCCGGTCAGCACCCCATGCACGCCGTTGGTCGCCGCCGTGGCGTCGCCGCTGATGTCATTGTTGAAAACCACGCCGCCGTTTCCGAGACCAAGTGCATTTACGCTAGCACCGTCCTGCGCGACCTGGATGCCGTAGCCGCCGTCGGTCGTGTTGACGACCGTGTTGCCGCTTACTACAAAATTTCCGCTAAAAGCGGGTAGTATAAATCCAAGAAAATACTGCACCGGAGTAATAACAATAGGTACTCCCTGCGTCCCTGATACGTGGCCGGAGATTGTAATATTGTTGTTTGTAATTTGTGCGCTTGGGATATTCTTAATCGAAATTCCATTATAAAAACCCGCTGGCGCCGCGGCATCGATGCCAATTGAAATCATGGCATCATCAATAGAAATCGGTAGAGTGATTGTTGCCCCCCCTATGTCTGCCGCCTGGATAAGAATACCGCCGCGAGATGCTGTCGCGAGATTAGTAATTGCGCAGACCCAGCCATTTGAAAAGCTGAACGAACCTCCCGCCGCCGCAAAGGCTGTGACGCATGCTTGAGAAGATGTCCCGCTCATCCCTCCACCGCTAAACGTCAAGACGTGATTATCGTTCGCCAACCCTTGGGCATGATAACCGTCGATCACGGGATTGAGGCATTGCGTGCCGGTATGATTGACTGTAAAGGGAGTCGTTTCGCTTGTGAAAAATTCGCAATAGTTAGCCGTAGTTTGCGCATCGATGATGATAGGTCCGAGCGTGATCGTTTGCCCCGCAGTCGGTGAAAGTGTAATAACCTGATTTCCACCAGTAGAATTAACCGTGGCGCATCCTGCGGCGGGAGCAGTTATCCCTGTATTTGTTGTAAGCGTGATGGTGGCGGCAGACGACGAATAAGTAGCGTGATGTCCAGCATCACAATTTAACGAAACAATTTGACCATCCCCGGCGGCAGCCAATCCCGCATCAATTGTTAAAAGCGGCGCAGATAGCGAGCCAACTCCAGTTGTATCGCTGCCAACTGGCAATCCATTTCCGACATTATTTGATACATAAATAATAGAAGGATTTGGAGCTACTTTATTAATATATGCTTGCACAACTCCATGGAAATTTTGAGCATTAGGAATATTTGCGCCCGCACATACAAAAGAAATCACTTTGGACGAGAACGTGTCGCGGGCGCCTCCGGTATTGCGAGCGCCGATCGTCATCGTCGCCGTCGGCAGGCCGGAGGATGCCGGAGCATAGGAGCCGACAGAAACGCCGTTGTGATACCACGACGTCGTGCTCCCCGACCGACTGGCGATAGCCGTGCCGACGGAGGTCAGAACGGAATTGCCAGGACCGGCGGCATTAGCGCTGCTCGTGACGTTGACCGGGCCGAGGATGTTGTTGGAGGTTGACCGGCCATTTATCTCCAGGAAATTCGCGGCCGCTACGCCAAAGTCGATCTGGGACAGCGCCCCAGGGTTCGTGTTGTCGTACACAAGTAAGGCCGCGTCCGTCGCGGTTAGATGAACCGCGTCGACGCTGGGATTCCAGCCGGTGTCGATGTAGCCGGTCGAACCGTCGAACTTCCAGCCGATGTTCGGGTTCTGGGTGTATGTGCCGTTTCCCGTGCCGGTAAAGCTTCCTGGGGTAATCCAATTAATCAAAGCCTGTTGCGATGTCTCTGCGGTGCCGTCGTAGCATATATCAAGGCTCGACCATATGCCCTCCAATTTCAAATTGTAAATTAACTGATTGATTGCAAGAATACGCAATGCTGATGGTTGCACACTAAATGCAGCAAGTAAGGCCGTTGTCTCAGCTTGCATTGGAATGGCTGGGGTTACGACAATTGCGTTCTGCCACATCTGGGCATTTATCGGAAAACTAGATAAAGCAAAAACCATATATATCGAAGCTACTATTTTTTTGATCACGAGCCGTCTCCAGTAAGATAGACGTTCGCAACCGCCGCTACTGTTGTGAGAATTAATGATATGGCCGATCCGAGGGTGCCGCTGGTTCCCGTATATGAGTAAGGACTGATCAATGTTGCCGGAGTTACGGCACTTCCATTGACCGAAACTTTAGCAGACCCTCCTTGAATGAGAGTAATAATACACACGACATTTGTTATCGGGACAATTGATGCCGGAACAGTCGCCGTAACGGCGCTACTACTAGTAAATATAAAAGTTTTTCCACAATCTGCCGTAGAAAATGAATATGTCGATCCCACCAAAATCGAAGCAGTTCCCTCTATTGTTGAATCTACGAATGAAGCTCCGTTTATGAAACCACCAAAAATTTTTGGATTATTCAGAGTTTGATTATCGGTGCATCCATTTGCGGCATCGGGCTTCGCGCCGAAATAGACATTGAATTGTGCAGAATTGCGCCCCCACACCGTACCGCCACCACTAAATTGCGGATTTGTTTGTGCGGGGCAGGCGGCTTGTGCAACCGCCATTGTCCAAAGCAGAAAGAAAAAGGCTAAAATGCTGCTTCGGCCGAGACTGCGCTCACATACCACGGCACATTCCCCTGTATATTTCCGCCGACAGCAAGCGTCTGCCCCGCGGTTGTGGTGATCTGGATTTGCCCGGTCAGCGTGCGATGCTGAAAGCCGGTCAGGAAACATTTGGCGCTCGCCACGTCCGGTACGCTTTCGGCCGCCGCTTCTTCCTGCGCCTTGACGAATTGCGCGGGCGGCAGCTTGCCGAGGATTTGCTGAAAGTACGGCACGCCGGTATTCGTATTGTACCAGATCTCACCCCGGAACGTGCGGCACGCGCTCGCCACGTCTTGCGCGATCGCGTAGCCATCGCTCGCCTTGGCGATATTGCCCATCGCGTCAAGCGTCAAATCCCAGGATGTTTGCGAAAGCAAAAGCGTGTCCACGGCTCAGCCGTCCGCCTTGAGATTGGTCGAAACGCCGCTGCCGCCATCGATCAGCACGAAATGCGCTCCCGTCCCGATTTTCACCGTGCCGCCGCCCGCCGGCACCAGCGTCATGCCGCCCGAACCCATCGTCACAGTATTACCGTTTTTGTCGGCAATTACGAGACCGGAGGCGGTCGCGGCTACATATTGTGTCGGCGTGCCGGTCAGGATGCTCCCTATATACAAGCCATCGGCAAAGTCGTTGCGTCGCCTCGATCCCGGATTGGCCGGCGCCTTGGTCGCCTTGACGCTCGATATGTCGCTCTCGGCGATAGTCATAATCCCGATGTCGCCTACGGCGGGATCGACGATCAACGCCGTGTTGCCGCCGTTGAGGCGCGCATAAGGCACTCCGTACACCGTACCGTGCGGCGTCGCGTTGCCGTTGCCGTCGAGCTGGTTGACCATCGGCAGCACGTCGATAAAGCCGGTAGGGCCGACCGTGCCGGGCGGGATCGCGTTGCCGTTGCTGTCGTAAGGCGCGCGCATCACCTTCACCGGCATGGCCGTATGGCGCGCGTTGAGCATCCGGTCGATCAGGAACGTCTGCGAGTTGTAGCCGCTCGACAGCGAGCCGCTGTCCGCCTGGCCCTGATATTCGTAGCTGTCGCTCACGACGATTTCCCCGCGACGTCGAGCGGCTGCGCGAATAGGGTCATCTCCCAAGGGCCGCCCGGCATTTGCGCCGATAGGTTATGCGTCGTGCGGAACACCGTCGCCATGCCCGAGGCCGCAGCAAGCTGGCTCTTGATCTGCACCTTGAAGCCGCCCGCGCCGGTCAGCGACGGATCGAACAGCGTCCGCACCCGGATCAAGTTCTGCTGGAACTCGGGATAGCCGATCATGCCGGTTTCGGGCGCGATCAGCGGCACATTGCCGTTGTTGCGGCTCTGTCCTTTCGGCCAGATCGCCATCATGTTCTTTACCGGATCGAAGAAAGCGAACACGTTGGCGGCCTTGATGCACGCCAGTGCCTGTTGCCATGCGCTCCCCGGAAAATAGGGGCTGCTCAGCATCACGTTGACGCCATTGCTTTCGACCGTGACACCCGATGGTTTCAAGATTTGCGTCAGCGCCGTGACGGCGGAAGTCGGACCGGGAAACGATACCGGCTTCTGCGGCTGTACCTGTATCACCGCCGCCGGATTGGCGAGGATGACAAAGGCCGAGTTGGGCATTTCGCTGAATTCGGGATATGCCTCGTAGATCGTGCCGTTGTAGACCGTCGTCATGCCGGACTGAGCGTCGCCAGCCTGCACCGCGACATAGTTCTTGCGCACGCCGAAATAGAGCCCGGTCGTGGTCAATTGGTTCATCTGCGCCAGCGTAAGACCATAGACGCGGATCAGCGCCTGCCCCGGCGTCGGGAGGTTCGCCTGCTCGACCTGCACATGAACGCGCAAGCCGGATATCGTGATCTGGTTCTGCCCGCCACCACCGAACGAGCCTTGCCCGAGTTGGAATACAAGCGTGATCTGGCGCGAGGCATAGGCCGCCTGCCCGGCCGCATTGCGTGGCGACGGTGCTTGCGCCGTCGTGATCGAGGGCGAGCTCATGACAGGCTCGGCCAGTACGTCAAGAGCCAGCGCGTGCCGAGGCCGACGACCTGCGGATCGGCCTTCTGGCCTGATGTGTCGATAAAGGCGAGGTCGCCGATGAAGCCGAGATAGCGGTCACGCACGATCAGATTTTCGTTCATGCCGCGCACGCCGCCGATGATCGGCTTGTCGTTGACATATAAGTCAATAAAGCACGGCTCAATCGGCTCGAAGAATGGCGGATTGGTCGGGATTTCAGCCGCCGCCGGGATTTGCAATGTGCGGAAATAGATCTTGATCATGCAAGCCTGATTGCTAAGCGTGATGTTGAACACCTGCGCGACAACAGGTTGAGCCGGCACGATCTGCGGCGTCGATATCAGCGGGCCGGATGGGCCGAAGGCGACGACATTCGGAATACCCGGCAGCGGTGCCGGACCCGCGCCAATAACCTGTCCCGATGGCGTGATTGCGACCGAGCGCATCAGAAGTCAACGCCTGCAGTACCGTACCCGACGATGACGTTGCCGTTCGCATCGGGCGGCGAGATGATCGCCGCTGCCGCGCTGTTTGCATTGCCCTGGGCGACGATCTCGCCCTGTTGTGGCGCGCTCAGTGCGGCAACGCCATTCGGCACCGCCGGCATTCCATCGCCGGTATAGAAATCCGACGTATCGAGCGCGCCCGAAGTGATCCCAGCTGGAGCCGGGAGCCCGGCCGAGAAATTTGGTGGTCCGGTCGTGGTGGCTTGTGGCTGAACTGTTCCACCATTCAATGTTATCTGTCCATTAATTGTCGCCGTAGCCGTAGCATCGGCACCAATTCCAACGGCCGATCCCGCAGCGGTTGGCGAGATCTGCGATCCAGCCTGCTGCGCATTGGCCGATTGCGACGTCGCCGTGACGCGCACTTCCTCGCACCAGACCTCGACGAGGATCAGCGTCACGCCATTGCGCACCACGCGCCGGTAGCCGTAATGCACGAGATTGGCGCTGGCGTAGCGGATTTCCGGCGTGACGATCGCAACGAAATTTAACGAGGCAAGCTGCGCCTCGATCTGATTGAGGAAGGCATCTCGATTGCTGCCGATCAACATGCCGAACTTGGCGACATACGGCGTCTGCACCTTGTTGTAACTCTCGAATGCGCCTTGTTCCTGCGGATAGTCCGAAATCCGGTAGTCGCGCGCATACTCGAACGAGGCGACACTATCGACCGTCAGCAGCGGGCCGCCGTTCTGGTCGAAGATGCCCCATTGCGATTGCCCGATCGCGCCGAGAATGCTCGCTGCATCCGCGCTCACAAGCGTCGGCAACGCGACCGGCGCGCCGCCCGGAAACAGGGTAGGCACGCCTGGCACCATCGGTGCGGAGCCCGGCGTGAACGGAACGAACGGCGACGATCCCATTATTCGAGGCCGGTGTTCGAGTTGTTGACCAGCACATTATCATGCCGCAGCGCGCTGCCTATGCCGGAAGCGATGCTGTGCGCATCCTGCGGCCCACTGGTATAGACATGCACCCCGCCGTTGATGTCGATATCGTTCGAGGTGCTATTGCCGCCAGATGGCGCGCCGCCCGCGCCAGCTGCTGCTCGCTGATAATAGGCTGCCGCCTTGGCGATGTGCGTGCCGAGCATCACATCCCAAGGCGCGCCCGCCACGTCAGAATTTGCCGGAGTCACGCCCTCGTATCCTTTCAGGCCGATCTCGGCGGCTTGCTGCGGCGTCGTCGCCGCGTTCATTCGCATCAAAGTATCATGATAAGGTCCGCTCAATTCCCATTGCAGCATCTTGGCTTGTGTCGCCGGGTCGAGCGGATCGCCAAATGATGCTAGCGCGCGTGGTCTAGTAGAGGAAATCCATTGTGCCCAACCCGTCGCGCCGCTTCTGGAATTGATTGCACGCGGGTTGAGGCCGCCGCTTTCATAGTCAAAATTCGATAGCAAGCCAGCCTGCGCCATTGCATTGCCGCCTGCCGCAGCTATCGCGCCGCGAATCATTTCCTCATGCGATCCGCCCGCTGGCGGCATGTAGGAACCGCCGCGTCCGATCGGCGCTTCGACGCCGCCGCCCGGCAGGCGTGTCGCGCCCGGCCCCGGACTGCCTTGCGATCCGCCGCCGAAGATGCGGCGTATCCAGTAGAGCGGATCAAGCTTCGCCGTCCAGCCTTCTACCCTTTCCTGATTTCCCGGCGCAGGTCCGCCGCCCGTCAAAATCTTGGCCGCCTCTATTCCCGCAGTCAGCAACAGAAACAGCGGATTGCCCGCCAAACGCACGCTGGACGCGATAATAGAATCAGCAAGTTTTATTACGGCTCCCGCCATTGTGATGCCAATCGCGACGGCAACCGCCTCGGCGGCAGTCGTTACCGCATTCAATTTGCTTGGAGTATTCGCGATATCATTTATGAAATTGCGAACGTCTGTGAGAAATTTCCCAAACTCGGGGTGTCCGCCAATTGCTTTATTTATCATGACATCGAACGCAATCCCGACATCATTAACCGCGCCCTGCAACTTTTGCAGATTTGTGAGCGTATCGGGACTAAGCACACTATCTTGCATCCGGCGCGCGACATCGCCCTGCATGGCCGCTCCGCCCTTGGAGAATGTCGTGGCGAGCGGGCCGAAGCCAACGCGACTAGCCCAGAACTGAACATCCGGCCCCTGCAATCCTTGTGATTTTTCAGCGATCTGCTGCAAAAGCGCGGGCAACGGCAGACTGGTATCGATGCCCAAGCGTTGCAGCGATGTGAACTCGGTCGCATATTCGCCCATGTTGCGATAGGCAGCGCGCTTCTGTTCGAACTCCTGCAGCGCCGCTTCGGTTGTCGCGGTCGGCACGTTGCCGGTCACATTGGCATACTGCTCGAAAGCCTGTAGCCAACGCGGATCGACGCCCGTCAGGAACGCCGCGCGTCCCGTCTGCGCTGCCCCGCCGACCGCATTGCCAATGCCTTTGATCGTCTCCTGCACGCTCTTAAGCGCGGCGTAGGCACCGAGCGCCGCCGTCGCGAGATTGGTCAATCCCTCCGCGCCGGCCAGGCCGCCGGCCCGCACATCGGCTCCGGTGCGCCGCGTCTGCGCCCCGAGATTGGTCAGCCGCTTGTTGACCTCCTTGAATTGCTGATCGAAGCTGGCGAGATAGTCGCGGATGCCCTTGTTCGCCGTGCCCGAGACCGACCCCGCCGTCTTGGCCGCCGCACTCTCCATATCGCGCAGGGTTTGCGCATAGCGGCGCTGGCCTTGCGTGAAGCCCGAAGGATCAAGCCTAAGCTCTACGATGAGGCTGTCGATTACGGTCGGCACAGCGGCAAACCGCTAGATGCGTTTAATGGATCGCGAAAAACCGCTCCCCAGGCGGCGTTTCGCGCGAACCGCTGCTAGGCTACCGGTCATGCCGTTTCATCATCCGGTGCTGATTGTCCGCGTCCACAGCCAATATCTCGATCATATCGGCTAGGTCCTCGCTGCCGTAGACCGTCTGGAGTTCGTGGAGCGTGGCAATTCGGGAGCTGACGGCGGCTCCGATGGCTCGCGGGATGTTTGCATACTGTCCCAGATCGACATCGTCGAAGTGATGGCCGCCAATCTCAACAGGCTGGCGGCGAAGGTAAAACCCAGATGCAGGTTCATCGCCTCCCATTTGAGCAGCGAAATCGTTTCCGGCTCCTCGATGTCCTCCCAATCGCGGCGCAGCGGGCGCGGCATTATGTTGCCCTCGCCGGGAATGATCTGGATGCAATCCATGATCGCGTCGAGGAATGGCTCTAGTTCGGGAAACGAGATGCCGCCGAGCAGAGCGAAAATCCGTCCCATCGATCCCATGCCGGGATTGTCCTCAACTTCCGCCGCCATCTCGGGCGAGACCTCGCGCGACAGCCGGGGCGCGAGTGCGATCGTCACGCGGCTCGCCCAACGCTCGGCATCGAATGCCGACATCTCGGTAATCCGAAACGTCTTGCCGTTGTCACGCTCGCCCTGCCGGTCACTTTTCGTGCCGGGGATCGTGACATCCTTGGTTCTGCGCATTAGAGTTTACCTGCGAGGCAGTGGGCGCTTGGCCGCATGTTTGGGGAATTCATGCCGCCAAACGAGGAAGCTGCCTCGCACCTTACATCGGCGAGACCGACATCGCCAGCACGCCCGGCTGCGGCAACCAGACGAGGCCGTAGGCGCGCGGCATCAGCACCTTTTTGGCGTCCGCCAATGGCTTGTACCGCTTCAACACGCCCTGCGGCATCGAAAGCTGCGAGGCAAGCGCCGGGATGCGAATCTGCGCGCTGGCATAAACGATATCGCCGCTGGAGGCTTGGATCGCGTTCCACGCATCGAACAAATCGTTGCTGGCGCTTGATGCGATCAGGGTCATCGTCTGCGGCACTTCGTAGGGCACAAGCCCCGCAACGCCGGTGCCGTCGACACCGACCTGCGTCTCGCAGATATCGACCGCATCGGTATCGAACGCCTCGTCTACGCCCCATCCCTGCAATTGCACCGGCCCGACCGTGACGCCGGGGATATTCAGCAGGAAGACGGCGTTGGCGCTGGTGATCGTGTTCGCCATCTCACTGCACCGTGATCGAGTTCAAGGTGATCTTCTGGATCGAACCACCGTCCATATACCAGAAGTTGATCGGCGGAGATCCTCGCGCCTGCCGCACCTGCGGCGTCGCCGGCAGAATTTGCAGATACCAGCCGCGCGTCGCGAGAACCTGATCGATCGGCACGCCTGCGGCTGCGTTGACCTCGGCGATCTGCGTCGCCGAAAGCGGCACGCCGGGCTGAATGACGCCGTTGAACACCGCCTCGGCGATCGGCCCGTTCGGCGGCTGCCCCGGCTGCGCGGGCGAGCCTTCGAGCGACAGCGCGATCATGCCGTAGCCGCGCTGATTGTAGGGAATACTGCCCGCCGTCGTCAGCAGCACCATCAACGCAAGCTGCATCTGGTTTCGCAGCCAGATCTGATCGAGGTAGGTGTCGAGCCACTCGAACGGTCCCGACACACTGCCGTTGTCGTAGAAAGTGAATGCCTCGTTGGCCGTCGTGGCGTTCAGATAGCAGTTCATGCCGTAGGTTTCGACGACAAAGCCGTAAACCGCATCGGTCGTGACCTGCGGCGTCAATCCCGTCTGCGCCTTGAAGTCGGCCGTCGCCCGGCCTTGCGGCTGATCGAACGCGATGCTCGCGCCATAGCCGAGAACAAAAGCCGCGATCTCGCCGCCGACCGTATCGATCGCCGGGTTTTCATAGATCAGCGACGTGCCGGAATAGTCGGCGAGTTGAATCGCCGCGACAGCCGGCGCAGGGCCGCCGTTTTCGGTGTTCAGCACATTCGTATCGACCATCGCATAGCCGTAGGCGTTGCCGGTGCCGTTCGTCCATGCGGCGAACGCTTCCTTGTCGGTATCGACCGGCTCGAACGTCGTCATAAACTGCGCCCAATTGCGGCTGATCGCCACAATCGCGTTCATCGCCGCGGCCGGCGTCGACTGCGCCGCACCTTGGCTCAGCACCGCACCCGTCGCTGCGGTCAGCAGCAGCGAAGTCGCCATTGCGCCGGTGCCGAAGGTGATCGCCGAGGATGCACCGGCCGTACCGGACGAGATGACGAACGCGCCCGACTGGCTGTCGTAGACGACGGCCGGCGCATTGGCGTTGATGGTCGAGCTCGTCACCGTCTGCGAAGTGCTGACGTTGTAGGTTCCGGTGCCGCCGGTGCCGGTGCCGAGCGAGGTGATGTAGGTTCCCGCCGTCACGCCGCCGCCGCCCGACCCGGACAGCACGTCGCCCACGGCCAGCGCACCCGCCGCCTGGTAGCTGTTGATCGTCTCGCTGGCGACCGATTGCGAGGTATCGATGGTGTAGGTGCCGATCCCGCCCGTACCCGAACCGAGCGCCGAGACCTTCGTGTTTGCCGTCACGCCCGCGCCGATCAGCACGTCGCCGACATGGATCGTGCCCCGCGCCATCGCGGTCACGGTCAGCGTGGTCGTCGAAATCGAGCCGGTGAACTGTGCCGTCTCCGGCCCGTTGATGACCGCCGTCACGGTCAACACCGTCGTCGCGATCGAACCGGTATACGAGCCCGCCGAAAGGCCGGTGATCGAGAGATCGTTGGCGATGATCTCGGCGGCATTGCTGAACGATGTCGCCGCCGCGAGATTGACCGAAGCGGTTTTGAGCGAGCCGTCGATCGTGACATTCAGCGTGCCGTTGAGCGCCTGCAACTGCGCCACGGTCATCGCCGAGATGTTGCCGCCACGCATATAGGCCGCGACCGGCTCGGCCCATGCGTATTGCGAGAAATAGAGCAACCCCGGCTTTTTTCTCGAATTGTTGTAGCCGTTGAAATAGATCGCCGCCAATGCCGCTTCCTGGCTGGTCGCGCCGAAGAACGCGGCGACGCTCGCGGCGGTCAGGAACGGATAGAGCGAACCGATCGGGACACGCGTATTGGCGGTCAGGATGACGCCGTTCAGATCCATCGCTGTGCCGCCGGCCGGCAGCACGCTCGGAATGACGTTGACGAAATTCGAGGCGGAAACGGCTGGTGTTACGGCATCCGGCATGTCGCTTTTCCCCTATCCCGCCCCATCCTCAGACAACAACGCCGTTGCCGATGTACTGCGCCGTGGCAGTGGTTGCCGTGTTGATCGTCATCATGTAATCGCTCCATGTATTCTGAGCGATTGCCGCGCCGCCGGTGATCGTCACGGTGCCGCCGCCGTCGGCGGTTGGCGTCAGCGCGCCGGCCCCGGTGTTGATGATGCGAAAGACCCATGACATGCCGACGCGCCCGTTCGGCTGATCGGCCAGCAACTGCGCGGCGGTGCGGAACAACTGCGCGCCCGGCGTCGCGCCCGATTGTGTCCAGACGCACAGCTTCGCGCCGGTGGCGAGACCCGCCGCCATCGAGCCGGTCGTGACGCTCGACGTGGAGAACTTGGCATCGGGCAGCGGGTTGAGTTGGCCGGTTTCGATATTGTAGATCGTGATCGTGCTGGTGCCGGTCCAGACGGCGAGATAGCGCGCCCACATGTTCGCCGGCACGATCAGGTTGCCCGACAGAGTGACACCCGATCCGCCCGCCATCGTCGCGGCAAATGCCGTGGTGTTTTTGTAGACGAACTGGAACGAGGAACCGACCGAGCCGACCCAGGCGGCCTGGATCAGCGCCGCCGTATCGGTCGTGTCGGTAAAGGCGCCGGTCGGACCCGAACGCAGGATGTCGCCGCCGAGCAATGCCGCCGTCGTCAGCGTTCCCGCGCCGACCGTCGTGATCGCGGTCTCGATCTGCGAGGCCGAAACGCCCGATGGCGCGAAGGCCGTCGCCACGGCCATATTCTCGCCGCTCGGCGGCGAAATCGACATCGTATGCAGGGTGCCGCCGTTGACGGCGGTCGTGAAATGCTGGATCGCAGGCGTCGGGACCGGGCTGACGCTATCGGCTGCTACGGGTGTCGTGACCATGTTTTGTGTCTCCCCGCCCCCAAGGCGCTAAGGCTGGTGTATCCTATAGCATTTCCGGCAAAGCGGATAGAGGTTGATTAGGGTCGTCCTCGCCGCTCGCGGACTTCCGGCGTGGGAGCCATCATATTTACTTCCACGATCGAAAGAGGCTTGCGCCAATGTGCCGCGACCGCCTCGTTTTGATATTCGCCATAGAAATCGGCATCGTAAAACCACGGCTCATCCGTGCCGCAGCCATACAAAAGCCGATCCCGCATCGCTTCCATTTTCCGCCATGTCGTCGCACTCCAACGGAGCACTTTAAGCGGCCTTCCGTTTCGAGCATCACGCGCCGAAAGGCTGAGATGCCAGAGTGGACGACCGCCCGCGTAGCGGCTTCATTCCATGCCTATATTGACCGTCAGGCCAGCGGAAACGAGCCGCTCCGGCAGCCAAAAGTTACCTCGGGTGATCTGACGTTCCGGGTCAAATACCGGATGAGCCAATGCGAAAACTGCTTGTTTGTGCATTTCCTCTCCTATGCCGGATAAGCCGCATCGACCACGATCACGGTCGGCGTCAGCGTGTCGGCGAACTGCTGCGGCGTGCTGACAATCGGATTGACCTGCATGCACGCATCCATCGACCAGCGCCATTCGTATTGCTGCTCGGCATTGACGAAGGCCGGCATCTGTCGCGCCTCGTTGCAATAGAGCGGCGCGATATCGAAGCCGCTCTCCGTGAAGGCATCCGTACCGACCTCGCTGCGGAACAGCGTATCGATCACGCGCACGTTGTCTGCGGCGCTCGGACCGTGGATATCGAGTTGCACTGTCCATTTGGTCGCAACCAGATCGGCGCGCACGCCGACATACATCGTCTCGCTCGCGACCGTCTGCGAGATGCTGACCGTATAGGTGCCCACGCCGCCCGGCGTGCCGGTCAGTTGCGCCACGATGATCGTGTTCGCCGCGATGTCGCCCGTCGTGTCGGCGACTAGATTGCCAACCGCGAGCGCGCCGCGCGTGACATGGCTGATCGTCAGCACGGTAAGCGCGATCGCGCCCGTCATCACGCCATCGGTGAAATCGGTCTCGTTTGTATCGAGGCGTTCGAGGAGAAGCGGCGTCATCACGATGAAATCGGCATTGGCCGGCTCCGGCACGCGGTTGTTCTCGGCCTGGATAACCTCCGTCGCGCTCGGCACGAGGCTCGCGAGGAAGCCGCGCAGCGCGGTAAATTCCTGCGATTGCGTGAGGCTGAGGATGGGGAGGGGCATTAACGCCCCGCCATCAGCCGCGCACGATCCGGCTGAGCCAGCGGGGTATCCTCCACCACGCGCAACTCAACCCGCTTGTCGACGATGCCGATCTCGGCGCCAAAAACGGTACACCAATCCGTCAGTTGCCGAAGATTTGGTGAGTTGATCCCGAGTTCCCAATTCCGCAGTTGCGAGATGTGGTAGCCGATTTTATCCGACAATTGCGGTATGGTTATGCGTCGCGCAAGGCGGATTTCCCGAAGTCGCTCGCACACGGGATGCACGGCTCGCTTGATGCGTCGTGCCGTTTTGCTGTCCCGACGCACCCCCATCGTGCTTGCCTGTCGGACAATTGATTCCCAATTTCGGTTCGACAGCGCCGCCATCACCTGCGCCTTGGGCGCGACAGGATAGAGCGTCCGCAACCGAGCCTTGTCGCGCTCGGTCCAGGCGTCGCCATGAAAGGCTTGCGCCAGCGGTCTCGCCCACGGATGAGGTTCGAGAATGCGATAGACCGACTGGTTGCAGACACCGACTTTGCGGGCGATCGTCGGCGTCGACAAATTGCCCTCTACACGCAGTCGGATAATTTCGACCCGCTGTGTTTCGGTAATCGAACGCGAACCCATCACTGATCCTGTAACGTTGCCGCCACGCGGCACCAGTCCGGCCAAACCTCGAAGCCGAATGCGATAAGCCAGACCGTCGCATCGGGGAAGATAATCAGATCACCGCCCGTCCCGGCGCCGCGGTTCATGCTGCCGAAGTTGCCGTAGAGATAGATCGAACGTCGCTCGCCGTTAAGCTGCAACCCCTCGATCATCTGCAAATCCTGATACGTCAACGCCTGGATTTGCGCCTGCAATGTCGTATCGGTATAGGCCGGCGTGCGCGAGCCATCCGCGTTGATCATGTATCCGGTCGAGCGGCGCATCGTGACTGCCGTCATCGGATTGACGGCGGCGATGATCGGGGCGGCGATGGCGTGGAGGTTCACTTGGTTTCGACCTCGTAATCTACACTTGAAAGCATAATTCCTTGGTCGATCAGCGGTTTGTCAAACCCCTTCCTTTTGATCGTGCTCGGCGCAAGCGGCGGCGCGACAAGATCGATGATGCTCTGCCGCAACTGCCCCGCGATGCCTGCGCCCATGCGCTTCAAGGTCGTCTCGACGTCATAATTCGTCGCAATCAGGTTCTTGCCGATCGCCGCCGGCCATTCGCCTGATTTTGATGCGATCATGCGGCGAAAGAAAGGCCGCGGCGGCTGGCCGCGCGAGGGCGCGCCGAACTCGTTGATCGCGGCGATCATCGGCACGCTTGTCCCATCCGGATATGTCGAGTTTTCGAGGAAGCCAATGCGCACCACGCCCTCGCGCCCGACGCGATCCGCGATGCCTTTCAGCGCCGCATTGAGTTTGTCGCCGCCGGATAGAACCTTCGTCGCCACGCTACCATCCCCAAGGCACGCCGAGCCCGCGCGAGAAACCACGAAATCGGGCGCGCGCGCCCGACAGAAGCGGCGAACTGTAGACCATCTGCCGATATCCGGCGCTGGCCTGCCAATACTCGATGCCCCATTTCGTTTGAAAATAGTATGCCGCGCCTGCCGGCTGGTTGCCGCCGTCGATCTCGGCCGCGCCCGAGACGCTGCCTTCCGTCGCCT